GGAAAACTATCTGACCAATCAGTAATGAACGATGGTGGAGCATCACAAATCAGAAATGGTAAAGTTACAGACAGACCATTATTTGGTTTTAATATGTATTCATCAAACGCTATTGCTGTATCAAGTGGAAGTGCTGCATCACATACTTTTGGATCTGCTGGATCTAATGAGTATGCGTATGTATACGGACACATGTCAGGAGTTGCAACTGTGAATCATATCGCTAAAACAGAATTAATCAGAGACCCTGATTCATTCGCAGACGTTGTCAGAGGACTACACGTATTTGGAAGAAAAATCCTTAGAAGTGATGCAGTCCAAAGAGGCGTTATAACAATAGGTTAATTAGGAGGATAATAGAGAACTATGGCAACTTATAATAGAACAGGTGCTGGTGGAACTACTGGACATCCGTCTAATGGTAGAACACCTTACTTAGTTGAAAATACAATTGATGTATCAGCAATTAATAGTAGCTCAGGAACAGCAAACGGAGACGTAGTCAACGCTTTGGATATTCCTGCAGAAACTTTAATCATGGAAGCTGGAATCGAGGTAATCACAGCATTATCTAGTTCTGCTACTATGGACTTAGGTATCACTGGTGGAGACGTTGACAGATATGTTGATGGTGACACTAATGCTACTGGTTATGCAACACTTACGGCTACAGCGAGAGTTGTAGTTGCTAGTGCAGATACTCTAGATATATTAACAGCTGGAGCAGATTCAAGTGCGGGTAAAGTCCGTGTTTGGGCTGTTCTTTGTGATGTATCAGGTATTGACGAAAGCGACCACAACTAATAAATAAAAATTAAGGGGGGTATTATTATCCCCCTTAATACTTACCCTTTATAACAAATAGGAATTTATGACAACTTATGATTTAAGAAAAAAAACTAATGCAAGTACAGGACAAAGAATTATTTCATTAGGTAATGATACAAGGGTGGAACGTTTAGAAAATAGAATTAATAAACAAGAAGAAAAACTTAACAAAATATTAGAATTATTAGAAAATGGCAACAACTTACCTAACATTAACAAATAGTGTACTTAGAGAATTAAATGAAACGGAATTAACTTCTAGTACGTTTAGTTCAAGTAGAGGTATACAAACTGCAATTAAAGATTTTGTAAATAAATCTGTTCATGATATTTATAATGAAAGTGCAGAAATACCTGCTATACATACAAGAGCAACTCAAGATTTAACTGTTGGAGACGCTGAATATGATTTTCCTACAGATATGCGAAGAGTTGATTTTGAATCTTTTAGTTTAAAACCAAAAGAGTTAGTTACAAATGGTGAGTTTGCATCTAATATAACTAGTTGGACAACTGGAGATGGATCACCATCACATACATCAAGTGGCAATGGTAGATTAAATTTAAATAGTTCAGCAGCTTATCAAGCTATTAATACTACTGTAAATAAAACTTATAAAATACAAGTTAGAGTTTTAAGTCCAAACAGTTCTAGCACTGCATTAATAATAAGAGTTGGAACATCAGCTGGTGGAACACAAAATTTAAATACAACACAAGCTGTAACTAATTTTAGAGAAGGTGCTATATTAAATACTACATTTACAGCAACAGCACAAACATCATATATTTATGTAGAAGCATCAAGTGTGCAATTAGATGTAGATTATATAAGAATATCTAGAAGTGATATTGCACCAAGAAAATTAAGCTATTTATCATACGATCAATTTTTACAAAATAGAAAACCTATTGATGATGTAAATAATAGTAGTCAATATGCTATACCACAATATATTTATAGAATACCTAGTTATACAGCATTTGGTGTAAGTCCTATACCTAATACAAATGAATATGCTATAAGTTATGATTACTATACAACACACACAGATTTATCTGTACATGGAGATAATATGTCACTACCTGATAGATTTGCGTCATTAATTGTAGATAGATGTAAGTATTATACTTATATGTTAAGATCTGATCCACAACATGCACAATTAGCAGATAGAGATTACCAAAGAAAACTTAGATTATTAAAAACAGATTATGCTACAAAAGCTGATTATATGAGAACAGATGTAATAGCTGAAAGCATTACAACAAATATAGGAGCAGTTAGATAATGGCTATTAGAGAAAAAGAAGAAAAAAAAGCAATTGATAATATAGATTATGGATCTATAAAAAAAGATATACAAAAAGATAATGGTATGCAAGTAGCAGATATATCTGATAAAATGACTATTAAAGAAATTAATGAATACATTAAAAGATATAAAAGTGGTGGAAATACTAGAGAATTATTAAAAGGTAAAGGTTTAATTAAAATAGAGTTAAATCAATTACAAGCATTAGCAGATAAAAGAACGTAATAAATGCCAACTACTGACCTTATATCACCATTTGTAGTGAGTTGTGCAGGAGGCTTAACACTTAATAAAGATGTGTTTTCAATGCAACCTGGAGAAGCTCTTATACTACAAAATTTTGAGCCTGATATTAAAGGTGGATATAGACGTATAAGTGGAACAGCACTATATAATAGTAATATAGTTCCACAAGGATCTAGTAATAGTAGTTTAGTTGTAGATTGTTCAATAGTATTTAATGGACAAATAATTGCAGCAAGAGGTGGGGATATTCATAGGGGAACTACTTCAGGTAGTTGGACAAGTTTAACTACAGGTCTTGGCACATCTAGTAGAGCTTATGATTTTGAAAAATTTAATTTTAATGGTACAGACAAACTTATAATTGCAACAGGACATTCCGCTGCACAAATAATTAATACAAGTTATGCTGTAGATGTTGTAAATGCAACAGGTGGTGGAACAGCACCAACTAATCCTAAATTTGTAAAAGCATTTCAAAATCACATGTTTTATGCTGGTGCATCTAATTCACAAGAAGTTATATTTAGTGTACCATTTGAAGAAGATAACTTTACAACTGGTAGTGGTGCAGGATCATTTAAAGTTGACTCAACTGTTGTTGGATTAAAAGTATTTAGAAATGAATTAATTATATTTTGTCAAGATAGAATTTATAAATTAACAGGAACATCATCTAGTAATTTTGCAGTACAAGAAGTTACAAGAAATATTGGGTGTAGAGATGGTGGTAGTATTCAAGAGATTGGTGGTGATGTTATATTTTTAGCACCAGATGGTTTAAGAACTATTGCTGGTACAGCAAGAATTGGTGACGTTGAATTAGGATCTATTTCTAGACAAATACAATCTAGAATTGATGATGTAACATTAGATAGAATGTCATCTTTAGTTATTAGAGATAAATCACAATATAGATTATTTTATCCAGTAACAGCTACAGGTCAATTATCATCAAAGGGAATTATAGGTGTATTAAAAAATAATCCTAATACAGGATCTATTGGATTTGAATATGCAGATATAGTTGGTATTAAACCAGCTTGTACAGATTCAGATTTTATAAGTAATGTTGAAACTCAAGTATTTGGTGGATATGATGGTTTTATATATAAAATGGAAACAGGAAATACTTTTGCAACAGGTTCAACTACTACAACTATACAAGCAGTGTATAGATCACCCGATATGGTAATGGGAGATCCAGGTATTAGAAAATATATGCAAAGAGTTAATTTAAATTATGAAGGTGAAGGAACATCAATTGATGCAAACTTAGCTCTTAGATATAATTATGATGATCAAAATAGTCCACAACCAGCAAAAATTGCACTTCCAAGTGTAGGTGGTGCTGGACAATATGGTGCTGGAGTTTACGGTCAAGCATTATATGATGCATCGGGTGTTCCATTAGTAAGACAAACAGTAGAAGGTTCAGGATTTGCAGTAGCATTACAAATAGATGATCAAAATAGTGCAGATGCATTTTCAGTTAAAGGATTTCAATTAGAATTTACCCCAGGAGGAAGAAGATAATGGCAGGCTATTCGGCACGACAGTCTAGTTTTACAACAGGTGATACTATTACGGCAGCTCACAGTAATGATGAGTTTAACCAAGTATTAGCTGCATTTCATGCAACAACAGGGCACTCACACGATGGAACATCGGGTGAAGGTGGACCTGTAAGTACACTTAGAGATGCTGACAGTAATAATAAAATATTAGTTGATACAACTAATAATCATTTAGAATTTTATGTAGAAGTATCATCTTCTGCAACACAACAATTAAGAATACAAGATGGTGCTATTGTACCTATTACAGATAATGATATAGATTTAGGAACTTCTTCTCTTGAATTTAAAGATGCATATTTTGATGGTACAGTAACTTCAGATGCTTTTGCTGGACCACTTACAGGTGATGTAACAGGAAATGTATCAGGAACTGCAGCCACAGTAACTACTGCAGCACAAACAAATATTACATCATTAGGAACTTTAACAACTTTGACAGTTGATAATGTAATTATTAATGGGACAACAATTGGTCATACATCTGATACAGATTTAATTACAGTAGCAGATGGAGTTGCTACGGTAGCTGGTGAAGTATCAATGACAACATTAGATATTGGTGGTACAAATGTAACATCTACAGCAGCAGAATTAAATATTATAGATGGGGGCACTTCAGCTACTTCAACAACAGTTGCTGATGCTGATAGAGTTGTATTAAATGATAATGGTACAATGGTTCAAGTTGCTGTTACAGATTTAGCTGCATACTTTGATGATGAAATTACAGCAATGCCTAATCTTGTTACAACTGCTGCTACAACAGTGGGTGCATTAAATTCAGGATCAATTACTTCAGGATTTGGTACTATTGATACAGGATCATCTACAATTACAACAACAGGATTAATTACTGGTGGTTCATTAGATATAGATGATGTTTTAATTAATGGTACAACAATAGGTCACACTGATGATACGGATTTAATTACATTAGCAGATGGAGTTGCAACAGTTGCAGGAGAAATTTCTGTAACAACTTTAGATATTGGTGGAACTAATGTAACTGCTACTGCAGCAGAAATTAATTTAATAGATGGTGGTACTGCAAGAGGTACTACAGCAGTTGCAGATGCAGATGGTATTCTTCATAATGATGGTGGCACAATGAGAATGACTAGTGCTGCAACATTTAAAACATATTTTACAAGTGGTGTATCTTCAGCAGCAGATGATTTAACAGTCGGTGATGCAGCAGTTAATATTACAACTTCATCAGGTGATATTACAATTGATGCAGCAGCAAATGATTCAGATATTATATTTAAAGGAACTGATAATAGTTCTGATATTACTATGCTTACACTTGATGGAAGTGAAGCTGGAGCTGCTACATTTAATAATAAAATTATAGCAACAGAATTAGATATATCTGGTGATGTAGATATAGATGGTACATTAGAAGCAGATGCAATTACAATAGATGGTGCAACTTTAGCTGAAACAATTTCAGATACTGTTGGTGCTATGGTTGGTTCTAATACTGAAACAGGTATTACAGTTACTTATCAAGATGGAGATAATACTTTAGATTTTGCTTTGGGTGCTGCCCAAACAACAATTACATCTTTACTTGCAACAGATATTAAAATTGGTGAAGATGATCAGACTAAAATAGATTTTGAAACAGCTGATGAAATACATTTTTATGCTGCAAACGTAGAACAAGTTTATTTAGGTGATAATATTTTTGGACCACAAGCTGATAGTGATGTTGATTTAGGTTCTAGTAGTGTAAGATGGAAAGATGCTTATATAGATACTATTACAACAACAGGTGCTATCACATCTGGTGCAGGAGTAGTAATAGCTGATGCTGGTAATATTGGATCTGCAAGTGATACAGATGCAATAGCAATAGCGTCAAATGGTGTAGTAACATTTTCACAAACACCAGTTTTATCTGGTGCAAGTATAAGTGCAGGAACAACTCCTTTAACAGCATTAGATATTGATGGTGGAACAGATATTGGTGCTGATTTAGCAGATGCTGATTTATTTATAGTAGATGATGCAGCAGGTGGAACTAATAGAAAAGTAGCAGCGTCTAGAATTAAAACTTATGTTGGTGGTGGCACTTCTTGGCAAGCAGTTAAAACAGGAAATTTTACAGCAGCAGCTGGACAAGGAGTATTTTGTAATACAACTTCTTCTGCATTTACAATTACTTTACCAGCAGGAACTATTGGAGACGAAGTATCTATAGTTGATTATGCTGGAACGTTTGACTCAAATGCATTAACAGTGGCAGCTAATGGTTCAGAAAAAATATTTGGATCTACAGACGATTTAACAGTATCAACAGAAAGAGCAGCATTTACTTTAGTATTTACTGACTCTACTCAAGGTTGGTTATTTAAAAACGATTAATAGGAGAGTTGATTGACAACTTATAGAGAAGTAAAAGGTTACAGTGTAAAGTCAGTAACAAGTGATCCTTCTAATATTAAGGAAGGACAAATTTGGTATAACTCTTCAACTAAAGCAATAAAAGTTGCACCTAAAATATCTGCGTGGTCATCTGGTGGAAATATGAATACTGGAATAAATTATAGGTATGCTGGTGGAACACAAACAGCAGCTTTTGGAGCAGGTGGTTATAATCCTGGTCTTTCTCACCTTGCTGTAGACGCTAATACTGAAGAATATGATGGTAGTAGTTGGACTAATACTAATGATATGGGAACTGCTAGATATACTGGTGGTGGATGTGGAACACAGACTGCAGGATTAGCAACTGGAGGTACTTCATCCCCAGGAGATGCGGATCTTAATAATGAAGAATATAATGGTTCTACTTGGACTGAAGCAGGTAATATTAATACAGGTCATGGTTATGGTTATAATTGTGGAACTCAAACTGCAGCTTTAATGGCTACAGGTTTATCTGATCCTTCTCCTGCAACTAAAACAGTTAATGCTGAAAGTTATGATGGTACT